ATATACTAGCAGCAAACTACTCAAGGGTTGGCAGCATTGTCACTTGCTCATTGATGATTAATGTTCAACTTGATGCAGCAGAAACATCAGCAGATTTTCAATTATCCCTTCCAGTAGCATCAGATTTCACCAATGTAAAAGATGCTTTTGGAATCATTGCATTTAATGGAGATTTAACAGAGTTTACTGGATGGCAAATTAGTGCTGATGTTGCGACTAATAAAATTGTTATTGCCGTTTCATCAGCAACAACTGGAATTAATTATCAATACTTATACGTAATGCTGCAATATGAAATCAAGTGATAGCGGCATCCGACTGATACAGGAGTTTGAAGGCTTGCGCTTGACTAGCTACCTATGTTCGGCAGGAGTGCCGACCATAGGCTACGGCGCAACCTACTACGCAGACGGCAGCAAGGTGAAGCTCGGGCAGACAATAACCCGAGACCAAGCTGATCAGCTGCTTAAGGATCACCTCAAGCAGTTTGAGGGCAGCGTGCTTGGTCTGCTTAATACAACCAAGGTAAACCAGAACCAGTTCGATGCGCTTGTAAGTTTCTGCTTCAACCTTGGCGCAGGCAACCTTGCTAAGTCGCAGCTGTTGAGGTTTGTAAAAGCCAACCCGAAAGATCCGAAGATTGCAACGGAGTTCGCCAAGTGGAACAGGGCAGGCGGTGAGGTATCTCGTGGGCTTGTAAGAAGAAGGAAAAAAGAAGCGGAACTATATTTTGCAGCAGTTGTATAATAGATATTTGCTCAGGCATAAGACAGAGCCATTTGTGATGCTTGACGAAATGGATCTAACCTTCGAGCAGTTTGTTGAGAAATTAAAATCATCATACGTTTTTAATCACATGTGGGGAAATGACGACAAGAAAGAAAGTAAGTAAGCCAAGGCAAGTGCTTGATATTTTTATCAAGCATTGGCGGCCAACAATTGGCAGCTTGGTGATTCTTAGTTCGGTCTTCGCTCTTATCTTCAAGCAAATCACAACAGAGACACTTGCAGCAATTGTGGCCGCAATGGTTGCAGCAGGATACATACCAAAAAGCAATGACAATGGATGACGGAAGAGACTCAACTTATACTACACTCGATGATGGGTGCGTGGTGGGTATTGGCTGCAAGGTCCATACGCATCATCATGTAATTAAACTAGAGCCGCAGGTTGTGTATAAGTCAATGGAGAAATTCACTATCTTTGGCAAGCAATATTGCACTAATCAATGGGGGCAAACTTTCGAGATTGCTGCCGATGAGCCAGTGCCAGAGCCAAAGCCGATGCAACAATTCTACGCAAGCGATACAATCCAACCAAGCACATCTGCATTCTTGCTTGCTCCTAAGCCAGAGGCAAAGATAATTATTAAGCCTCGGACTGAGTTCACCGAGTATAAGCCGACAATGGATGCGCCAATCATGGGCATGCTGTTGACTTTTACAATTTACCTCACAGTGCAATGGGCATGGAGCTCGATGGGTGCATGGAATAACCTTTATAGCGAACTCTCTGCATGTCTTCGCTCTTCATCCTAGAACATTCAATCGACCTCTTCTATGTCGTGACTGATAGTGATGGGAAGATATACACCAACAACGAGCTCTTCAAGAACTATGTCAGCCATATTAAGCCGACAAAGATCACCGACATCATAAGCATTGAAGGTGACAAGCAAGATTTCATTGAGGCAATTGAAAGAGCTCGCAAGCATTCACCTGAGCCTTCAAGAGTCTATGCTCGGACCAGGCAGAAGAACGCAAGCGATAGATATAATGTTTGGAACTGCTTTGCGATTGATGACACTCTACACTTTGTCGGCATTCAGATAGTCGATGTAACTTCAATAAGCTCACATGAGCATGAGCGGCAAAAGAACCTACTTGAGGAGTTTCGCTTTATGCTTTCTCATGAGCTCCGCCAACCACTTACCAACATAGCAGGCCTTGTGAACATGCTTATGCAGCATCAAGTTGCAAGCGATGTTGATCGCAAGGAACTGCTTGGTATGATACATAGTTCAGTGAACAAGCTTGATGATGCAATCAAGGCACTTGTTAAGAAAGCAGCTCGGGAGTTATGACAGATCAGCAAGCGGATGAAAGACTGGTTAAGGTTGCCGCTTGGTATGTGATTGAGAGAGGCATGCCGGTATGCGTGGCACTGCAAATTCTGCAAGCAGAGCTCAAGGATAAAAGAGAATTTTGGGAGTCATCAAAACAACTTATTAAACTCATACAAGATGGAGTCTGTATATAAGTACATCAGCTTTGCCACAATCATAGTGCTTCTATTCCTACTGCTAAAAACTTGCAGCAATGGAGTCGAATTAGATTATCGCCTTAAGCATACGATATATGAGGACAGCGTACTTATCGCCTCACAGAAGAAGATAATCGCACAGGGCTCATCTGATGCAGCAAAACAAGCACAGCAAATCGCAGAGCTCGAAGTGAAAGTAAAGAACGCAAGCGAGGTTGTAAAGATTGAGACCAGGACAATCATCAAAACGCAGATCAAGTTGGGCGACACAGTGATGGTGCAAGGCAAGCCATACATCCAACTGCCAAAGCCATTCCTTAAAACAACCGAGTGGTACACAATCGGCGGCATGATTAATAGACTAGGGTGGTTGCAGATTGATAGCTTGGTCATCCCGGCAAAGTTCACCTATGCAGTTGGTGACACCATGCGCACTGGCTTCGTGAATAGGCTGCTTAAGAAGAAGGACACAGTGGTCCGCTTAAGAGTTGACAATCCCAATGTGCAAGTGGTGGGGCTTGAGAATATCTACATCAAGCAGGATAAAAAGTGGCATCAAACAACTGCATTCAAGGTGGGAGTTGGGGCAATCATTGGATTCGGATTGGGAGCAAGTAGAAAATAATCTGCTTGTGTGTCAGCGAGTTAGGATAATTGTGTTTAATTTGTTTTGATTAATATTGTGATATTCAAAATAAGCTATACATTTGTCAAACAATCATTCACTCATAAATCATTTACTCTTTCACTCATGAACACTTTTTTCAAATCACACGACAACACGCAGTTTTTTAACTACGATCATTTATCTGGAATCATGTTGACCATTGTGCAAGATGGCTGCCATCAAGGACTCTTTCAAAGATGTGACAAGACATCACTTGTTCTTGTTCGCCAATACTCCAAGGAGATGCAGCAAGGCCTACATGAATCGGTTCGCACTTATCATCCATCGGATGTTAACGAGTTTTTCAGAATGTATCAGAAGACACTGCATAATACACAAGTATCTTTTAATCAATTAATAACTCAATTCTAACTATGGCACTAAAAGCCCCATCAGGGAATAACACCTCCCGAGCAATTGCACCAGAAGGCGCATTTGTTGCAAGATGTTACCAAATCGTTGACCTTGGAACAACGATGCAAACAGGACAGTTTCCAGGCAAAAAGCGCAAAGTGCAATTCATCTTTGAATTGCCGACAGAACTCCATGAGTTTGAACGTGGTGAAGGCGAGAAGCCGTTCTATGCTCGCAGCATCTACAACCTAAGCATGAATGAAAAGGCAGTCCTTCGCCGCGACATCGAAGCATGGGCAGGCAAGAAGATGACCAACGAGATTGCATCAGACTTCGATATCTTCACACTACTTGGCAGAGCTTGCCTAGTGAACATCACTCACGTTGAGAAAGGAGACAGCAAGTATGCCAACATTATCGGCATGAGTCCAGTGCCAAAAGGAATGGTTTGCCCTCCTGCATTTAATACTCCGATTTGCTACAACACCGAGGAGCATGATGAGGCTGTATTCAGTCAGCTGCCAGAGTTTATCCAAGACAAAATCAAGATGAGCGATGAGTGGATTGCTCGTATCAGCAAGCCAGTAAGCAGAGTAGTTGCAGCTTCAACGGAATCTGCTGAGTTTCAAGTTGAGTCAGAAGACGACGGCTTCCCGTTCTAAATAAACAAAGGGCCGTTAATCAGACGGCCCTTCATTAAAAACAATCACTAACATATACACTATGAACGCAGCTAATATAGAGAACATATCCGAGTTCTACAAGTCGCTAAACTCCACAGAGGTGCTTCGTGCTCAGAGCATGATTGAAGGTGCACCACAAGCCATCGAAGACAAACTCTCATACGACATGAGCGCAGAGTCCATAAAGGCAGCCAATGATGCTATCAAGCACATCGAAACAAATCGCAAAATGGTAACAAGTCCGCTTGATGCCTACAAGAAGTCAGTCATGGATGTTGAGCGAGATGCCACTGCTCCGCTTAAGGCTTACATCGAGAAGCGCAAAGCCATGATGATTGACTACTCCAACGACCTAGAGCGCAAGAAGGCGGAAGCAGATGCGAAGATTGCACAAGAAGCAGCCGATGCGCTGATGTCGGCAAGCAGCAGCGATGTGAGTAACATCTTCGCCACCTTCACCGATGCAACAACAACAACCACTCTCGAGCTTGACCACACCAAGAACATCCGCATCACCAAAAAAGCGGAGATTGTGGGCGAGGTAGATTGGATGACACTGCTCTGGACACTTATGCAAGCAGAGATGTTTGATGTGGCCGAGTTACTCCGCAAGCTTCCAAAAGCAATGGAGATCACGAACATCGCAGAGATACGCGGCATCGAAATAGTTGAACGTAAAACACAAGCAATCCGATGATCACACTGCAAAACATGGCCGATGAGTTCAATGAGCTCACACGCTACCTAGACGAAATCATGCCGCCAAAAGAGCAGCCGCTCAAGGATAAGGTGAAAGATGCAATGATTGATGCCTACTCACATGGATACCATGACGGGCAACAAGCGATGTACGAAAGGCAACCTAAGCCAACCGACACTGGAGGAGACAGCGGAGGGCTCGCATATTATGAGTCGCTCTAACTGGACACTCGAAGAAACCGAGTTGCTGATTGAGTACTATCCGCACCGGTCCACAAAAGAGGTGGCATTCATAACTGGGAAATCAATCTCCCAGTGTTATGCCAAAGCCTTCGCACTTCAGCTGCATAAGACTCCAGAGTACATGGCAACAGAAGCAAGCGGCAGGCTCAAGAAAGGACATCAGCCAACGCAGTTCCCCAAAGGTCATCAGCCTTGGAACAAGGGCATGAAAGGACTTGACATCGGAGGCAAGGAGTCGCAGTTCAAGAAAGGGCATCAGCCCCACAATCACAAGACTGTTACATCCGAGCGCATCGATGAAGATGGCTACACCTACATAAAGATTGCAGAGCCTCGCAAGTGGGTACTCAAGCATCGGCACATCTACGAGCAGCATCATGGTAAGCTTGAGCCGCACATGGTAGTCACATTCATCGACAAGGACATCGGCAACTTCGCCATCGAGAACCTTGAAGCAATCACCAAGGTGGAAAACATGGAGCGCAACCGCATCACTAAATATCCTCAACCAATTCAACAAGCAGTTAAAACCCTAAACAAATTATGGCACGCAATAAAATCGAAGACCTAAGGGATCACTTATTCGAAATCATCGAGATGCTCAAAGAAAACGACATGGAGCTCGACAAAGCAAAAGCAATCGCAGACATCGCCCAGGTCATTGTCAACTCAGCAAA